TGAGGGGAAGCAGGTATCTCATTTGATGGTTACCGACCCGACAAATGTCATGGTCCCGTCACAGCTGACGCTGTAGAGGGTGGCCCCGGATGGGGAGAGCATTGTGACAGCCGGCGCGGTGTCGCTCGTGATGCACTGGCGCGTGACGGTGCCGTTGCCGTCGATCCTGGTCTTATAGTTGCCGAGCCTGTCGCCGACGGCGATCTTCGCGGCGGTACCCGCCTCGGTTACCCCTTGCTGGACGTAGAGCACGGCGCCGTCTGTGGGATCGTCCAGGGCGGAGAGCACCGCGCTCTGGGTGACGCTGGCAGCCGGACCGGGCGGTCCCTGGGGGCCGACGAGGTCCACGTATGCACCCCACGCGCCGGCGGTCTTCGGCCCATAAAGGTGCGATACCGGAGTATCGAGGTAATAGTCGCCGTCGGTGCCGAGTCCGTTGTCAGGAGCGCCGGACCCGCTCAGGATGGTTTTGCCGTTTGTTCCGTCCGCCCCGGTGAGCGAGACCAGGGATATCAGGTTGTTCCAGGCGGCAGGAGGGTCGGCGATGTAGCGCCACTGGATGTACGTGCCGTCGTTGCGGATTTCTACTTCCCGGCCATCGTAGCCGCGGATGCCGTCGCTTCCCGCCGGTCCGGGGGGTCCATCTGCTCCAGCCGGTCCAGCAGGTCCTGCAATTCCGGCGGCTCCAGACGGTCCAGCCGGTCCGATATCACCAGTATCACCCTTGTCTCCTTTCGGACCCTGCATCCCCGGCAGTGACACCGTGGCGAGCGGGCCGTACTGGGGCTGGTTCACAGTCACCTGGGTCGGCACGGCCGTGGTAGTGATCGTCGTCACCCCGGGGGAGACGGTCACGCCAGAGCCGGTCTGCACGACGGTAACTCCGATCCGCTCGGCGGCGTGGCCGGCGACGGCAAGAGCCAGCGCGGCTATGACGATCAGGGCGCGTTTCATAGCCGGCTCACCGTGGAGCTAAACTTGACCAGCCCCTTCATCAGGTACCTCACCGCTCCGGAGGGATCGCGCTGGAGCAGGTCCCAGAAACCCGACTTACCGCTGTTTTTCGTGCTCTGTGCCTTTGACAGGGATAGGTCGACCTGCCCGTTTGCGGGGTCGACAACCACGGTCGAAAAGGTGGCGAAGACGGCGGCCCCGGCCTGCGCCCCGGCCTGCGCCCGATAGTTGTAGCCGGTCAGGTTCATGACCTGCCCGGTCCGGTCATTAACCGTGCTGTAGGTCCGCATGGTGAGCCGCACCCGGAAGTCCTCGCCGGCCTGGACGCTCAGGTCCACCGGCCAGGGGTCGTTACCGATGGTGTCGGTGGCGTGTCCGGAGGCGGCGAACGAACAGAGCATCAAGGCAACGGCAGCCAGGTGAGTCAGGCGGACGAGGCGGCGCTCCGGCGGCTGGGCCGTGGTCATGGAGCCCTTTACCGGGGTATCACTGCCGAGGCCGAGCTGCTTATTGAACTCATCGTCGAAGGAGGAAGCGAGTCGGCGGTAGCTGTCGACCTTGTCGCCATACTGGACGCTGTCCGCCTGGATCAGCGGCTCACTGCTCTGGCCGTAGCCGGCGGCGATCTTGCGGCAGCAGGCGGCGGCGGCCTTGTTGGCCACGGCCTCGATATCGCCGGCCGGGACGGTCTCCTCGGTATGGAGGGCGGTGTAGAGCAGCCGCACCGATGCCCCGAGGAGCGGCTTGTCGGTCAAACGGATCTTGACGCCTTCGGGGGCCGCATAGAGCCGGAACGCTCCGGAGTCGAGCAGCGTCTCGGGGACATTCCCCACGGGGTACTCGATGCTCTCGATGATGGAGAGCCCGTCGCACCAGTCCGCCGGGAGTGGGAGATCATGACTGCCGTCGGCGGCCAGGTCGGCAACGATCTGGCGCGGGCGAACCTTGGAGTATGCCTTCAGCCCCTCCTGGATGCTGGCGTTGTAATCGTCCGGATCCGTGAGCCGGGCAGCTGTGTCTTTAACCATTCCTTGTACGAGTGCGATGAGCATGGCGGCTTTCCTCAAAGGGGGCGGGTCTCGCCCCCTTTGTTCGGGTTGGGTGCAGCAGTTATTGGCGTCGAAGAAAGAGAAACAAAGTGATGTCCGACCAGATCGGAGAAGTACCCCCAATGACCAGGTCAACGGTCTGCAGTCCCTCGTCGGTGAACCCGGCACCCGACGCCAGTTTTAGGTCGGTGGGGGTGCTGCCGCTGGCGACTGTGCCGGAGTAGCTGACGAAGCCGGAGTTCTTACCGCGGATCTTCAGGGTCGGGTTGGTGCCGGAGGCGACCCGTGACACGGCCGAGGCGTGCTGGATGGTGTACCCAGACGGCGCCTTGAAGCTAACCTTGGAGATCCGGGTGGAGGTGTTGCTCCCGAATATGGGGATGACCATCGGCGTATAGCCGGGGGCGCCGGTGGCCGGGTTGGTGGTAGCGGCAAAGCCGATGGCCGCGAACGCGAACCAGCAGAACATCAACATAAATATGAAAAACAGACCGATTTTCTTCATTGGTACCTCCGTTTATTAGTTGGTAGGGGAGGGTTTCAAACCCGCCCCCGTCTTTTAAATTACGGTGCGACCACGGACTTGTGCACGCCGCGGAAGTCAACTACCTCGGCATTATGGTCGTGCATGATCTTGTACTGAATTCTGCCGCCGACAAACATCTGGCCGGCAGACGGATTATCCGCCACCAGCATGAGCGGTTCCTGCTGGCCGTTCAGATACGCCAGTTCGACGATCTCGCATTCGTTCGGGTCGGCGCAGAACATCCAGTCATTGGCATCGGTCATGAACGGATTCTGGAAGAGATCTTCCTGTTTGAAATAGTTGAACATGGAATTGCCGTTCTCAACTGTCACCGCCTGCGGGTTGAAATTATTAACGTTGGTCACCAACGCCCGCAGCTCGGAGGGGAAACAGACGCACATGGGGGTGAGTCCTATCCGCTCGCCGCTGTCCGGCTCGACCTGGTTGAACATGGCGGTTTTGGCAGCTTCGGCGGCTGATATGCTGTAGGCGGCGGAACTCAAGTTGCCGTGATCGGCGTGGAAAATGGCCTTGCCATCACCCTTGTAATTGGCATTGGTGAGGAGCGGCGTCCAGACCGTGCGGGCTACGGTACGGCGGGCGGCGCGGGGGAGACGGCTAATGATGCGCATGATCAGCCGAAGATCATCGTTGATGATGGTTTTGCGGTTAATGGTAATGATGCCGCCCTTTTCCTTCAGGGCATACTCAATCCGCTCATCGCTGACCTCGCCGAGATCCGGGTAATCCTGGTTATCGGTGTCAATGGTCGGAAGATCCCCGTAGTAACCGATGCGAATTGATTCCAGCGGGCGGAAGTCAACCGCATTACGGATATTGTTCCCCACTACCCGCGATACACCATAATCGCAGAATCCGCGATAATCCTGAGTGAGACGGCGATAAAGGGTGTTACCCAGCGCATAGGCGAAAGTTAGATCACCATAGGCAGCCTGCATGCGGCGCTGTTGTGTAGGGTTAAGCACGCCGAGAATATCCGTATCTCCGGTCATTTCCACATAGGCGGCACGGATGGAGGTGAAGACCGGAACATCTCGCATGGTGTCGGCGAGCGGGACCCCGAGCAGCCCGTCGAACGCGGCCTGGATCTTATCGCCCGATTCGCGGCCAACCTGGACACGGACATCGCCGGCGCCCTGGACAGATCCGGAGCCGGTGAAGGCGTCGAGAGCCTCCTTGGTGCTCTTGATCGATGCCTGAAGGGTAGCGGTGTCGAACTCTTTCCCTTCGAACTGGGCGCGGATGGTGGCCTGGAAGGAATCCGGGAGCTTGCTGGCGGCCAGTTCGCGGTCGAGGGTCATGCCGCAGGCGATGATCTTCACCTCCTTGAGCTCGGCGGAGGTGTCTCCCGACAGCAGCTCTTTCAGCCCGGCGAGCAGTGTGGCGGTGTCACCTACAGCAGCGGAAGCAGCGGGTGCCACGGCAGCAACCACGGTTTCCAGTGCCTGGTCATCGGTCATGGTTCCGGCCTGCATTGCCGTGGTGATCTGCAGGTGGAGTTCGGGCCGCTTCGTTTGCAGGGCGGCGAGCAGTTTTTTCAACATAATCTCTTCCTCCTCTTGGCCTGCCTGTTTGGCTGCGGCCATCTTGATTATTTTCCCGCCGGCGGCGGGGTCGTACACGATATCGACGGTGACCGTGGCGATGGTCGCCAGGTACCGGTGTTCCCTGTTGCCGATCTTCTTGACTCCGGCCTTGCCGTTGACATCCACGGAGAGGCCGATGACGTTCTCCAGCCCCATCTCGGCGCAGCCGACCAGGTTGTCCCGTAGCCAGGTTGAGGCTGGGAGGATGATGAGGGTGGCATAGATGCCGTCCGCTTCAGCCGTGGCCCCCTGGAGCACGCCGACCAGGTCCTGCACCGACTTGCCGAAGGGGTGGGGCTTGGCCTGGTGCTGGGCCTCGGTGAGGGCGAAGACCTTCGCACCCTCGAACTTGGCCAGGCTGGCGGTCAAGACATCCTTGTCCCAGTAGTTGTTGTTCAGGTCGACGCCGTAGGCGGCCACCCGGACCCGCCACTTGTAGCCGGTGGTGTCGCCGGCGACTGCTGCCATGACGGTGCAGGCTGCCTGGATCGGGACGTACTCTATCTGCCGCTCGACCACTACCGCCTCGCCCAGGGTGACCTCTCCATCAACAATGGAGTAGGAGCGGCGGAAATACTTCTCCACCCCGTCCTGACCTCTGGACTCGTAGACGATGGCATCGGGGAAGATGTCAACGACATAGCAATAGAACTCCTTCCCCTCCTTGGCGCAGATCGCCATATGCACCATCTCGCGGATTTCGTTAAAACTCAGCGCGTCTTTGTTTTTACCCTTCACGGACCACCTCCGGTCACTTCCTGGTGATGACATGCTTCTTGCCGTCGCGGGTTACGATGGTGACAACCCCATCGGCGCTTTTCGTGCCGGAGAGAATGTCATCGGTGGTCAGGGGGCGGCCGTCGATCTCCAGATCGTAGAGGAGGGAATCGTCGAACGGCTCGAGCTCTGGCACTCCGTCCAGGAGTGCATCGCCCGGGGAAGGGCACAGCCTGAGCAGCGCTTCGGCAATCAACTCCCGGACCCGTTCCTCGGTCAAAAATCCCTTGATCGATTCACCCTCAATAAGGGTGTTTTCAACTGTGCCGCTTTGAAAGGATTTAGCCAGGAGTTCATTTACCCAGTCAAAGGTGGCCACATTAGCGAGGAGGTCAAGGGCCTGCTCTTTCGTGATGAACTCGGGCTGGTTCTCCAGGTTCTTTTTCGCCTCGATTTCAAACGTCTCGATGATCATCTCGGGAAGCGCTGCCTTCAGTGCTTTGAGGAGATCAGTTGTCGCCTCGACGATCAGGACCTTTACCCGCTCTTCAGAAGGTAGCCCCTGGAGCGCAGCAGCGATCATCTTGCCAACCTGTTCTTCCGTTATGCCGACAACCGCCGGTTTTGTTGCGTCACCTTTTGCCATAATAAAAACCTCCTTGATGGTTATGCTGCTTTATCGCCCTTCCAGAGCTTGTTCTGCGTACTGTCGAACTCCGCGACGAACGCATCCAGGGGGCCAAACTCCGGATGCCAGAAAACATGGGTGCAGCCGCATCGAATGATCTCGCTGATCGGCGCGTTCGGGTCCCGGGGGTACTGAACCCCGTAGCCGTTGGGAGCCTTGTAAAACGGCTTGCCGATCTTCCGCTTCTCGCCGTGCAGGTGGACGTGAGTAATCCGGCCCTGTTTCGGGTGGCCGGCGTGGAGCCAAACTTTGTCTAGTTCGGGCAGGGTCTGCTGTGCCGCCTCGCCGCTCTTTTCCGTGGCAAGCGAGAAGGCCCGCCCCATTTCCAGGCCGGTGATGACCTCGGCACGTTCCGCCGCCGACTTGAACGCCGGGTGCCAGTTGCCCCACTGGTCCTGCCGCTTCGGCATCTTCTTCCCCTCCAGCTGGCCGGCCAGGGAGGCGGCCACCTCCGCCGGGCTCTTCTGGCCGAGGACGCCGAGGGTGAGCTCGCCGCGGATCTTGTTGTACAGGTCCCCACTGATGCCGCTGATCTTGCCGAAGGTGAAATCCTTCAGCGCATCGAGCGTGTGGGTGGAGAGCCGGTAGAAGTTGACCCGCATCCCGGCGGCGAGAGTTGATTCCGGCAGCAGGCTTTCCCCCGCGTCCCAGGCGCTGTCCAGTCCGGAGCCGAGAGCGGACTTCGCGCCGGCCTCGAATTGGGACAGGTGCTGCTGGATACCGGCGAGACTCTGCTGCAGGCGGTAGGCGGTGAACGAATCGCCCGGGGCGTCAATCAGCTCGACCAGGATCTGGCGGCGGACCTCGGCCAGCAGTTTCTGAACAGCCTCCGACGCGGAGATGATCTCCCCGTCCCTGGCGGCCAGAATCTGCTTTATTTTGTCCGTGACCTTGATTGCCATCTCTCATCGCCCCCGCGATATCCCTTTCGACGCCGAAATTTAGTTTATAAACAGGGTCAAAACATTTTTCCGGCTCACTGTTCGCTTCCGGGACCGCTCGCCCCTCCTGGGGGCGTTTTTGTCGATTCCGGTATTTTCGGTCCGGAGGGGCCGTTTGGGGGGTAATCCTCTCCCTCCGGTTCGGCGATATTTTCCGGGTCGTACTCGAAACCGAGCATGGCCACGCAGAAGGAATACATCCGGGCCGCCTCCTGTTTGTCGATCCATCCCTGTGTCTGGGCAACCACCAGGGACGTTGAAACCTGCTGCAGCATGGCGGAGATCTTGGCGAGGTCCTTATCGGTCAGGGGAGCGGACGATATCGTGTAAGAGTAAGCCTCGTCTTCGGGCACCTTCAGGTACGCGGCGTCCAGGGCGCAGGTAACGACATAATCGGCAATGGTCTTGAGCGCCGCGTTCAGCTCGCCCTGGCGGCGTTCGAACTTTTTCAGCGTCGGCCGGTCCATGGCATCGGCGGTGGCGCGATTGCTCCCGTCCGGATCGGCGTACCAGTGGTTGGGGATGCACTTGGCCCCCAGGATGTGGCGCCGCTGGGACCGGGCGCCGGCCTCGGCGTCGGTGGCCTTGAGGTCGGGGGAGACCGGCTCGCTCTTGACCTTTTCGTTATGGATGAACGCGCCGCCGGTACGGGGCGGGGTGTAGAGTTCGCGTTCCTGCTGCAGCTGCTTGGCGTCGGCCCCTTCGACGGTGATGTCGTAATAGAAGGCGTTGAACTGGGCAAACTTCTCGCCGCTGTCGGCCATCATCTGCTCGTAGGCGTCCAGGTGATCGCCGACGTTGAACAGCTCGGAGGTGCCGAGCAGCTCGGAGCTCATGCAGTTGATCTGCAGGAGGAAACACTCTCCATCCGTCATGGCCTCGCGCAGCGCCTTGGCCCGTGGCGACAGGTCCTCTTCGGTGTCCCGGTCGAGAATCACCTTCAGGGTCCGTTGTTTATCGGTCAGCTCAGTTTGCCGGACAACGACGGCGATCTTGGTCTGCACGTCTTCCGGATCGGGAACCGTGGTGATGATCAGGCCGGGGTCGATATAGCCGAGTTTCACCCGGCCGGTATGCTCCGCCCTGTGGGCGGTGAGGACGATGTTGGCGAATACCCCCAGTTCCTGGACGTAATTTCCCCAGCGCAGCTCCAGGCGGTTGCGGTCCCAGAACGCCTGGAGCAGTTCCTTGACCGCTTCGTTCTTGCACTCGAAGGGCATGGTGCTGCAGGCGACGAAGGCGGCCGGCACGTTGATGAGGAACTCCGCCAGGGGGTTTGTCTTGTAGAGCCAGTAGGCAGTCAGAACCTGTGATTCGTAGGGGGCAAGCAGCATCTGGCGCGTGTTCTGGCCGTTCAGCAGCCGCCAGCCGTAATCCCGGTCGAGGGAAACGCTTGCTGCCTGGAGACGCTTGGCAACCGGTTCGGGGAGATCGGACAGCATCCGCTGATCCACGGCGGCCTGAAGCTTCGCCTCGACCTGCCTGTCCACCGTTTTGCCAAACAGCCCTGTTATCAAACGATCTCTGATGCTCACGCGGCTCTCCTTGAAAACATGCGGCCGATGCCGCCGAAAAAACGGCCCTTGCGTTCGGCGTGGTAGTTGGGTTTCGTCTCCTGGGGGAGTGCCGCAGCCGGCGGACCGGTGTCCTGGTTTGCCGCAAACCACCCCAGTGCCAGCATGATGGCCGCGTCACCGTGACGCTTCTTCTCGCTGTCCTTGGTGTCGGCGACCCGGAGGCTGGTCAGCTTGATGATGCCGTTGATGCGAGCCAGGGAACGCAGATCGTTCTTCACATCGGCATCGCGGGGGATATCGAGGACCCGATCTTCAAACCCCTGGACGAACGACCCCATGTTGTCCCTGTACCAGGCATCGTTCAGCTTGATCTGGTGGATGCGATCCTGGCCGAACTCATCGGCGGTATCCTCGGCGATCCCCGCGCCGTTGCCGGTGGCGTCCATGGCGCCGCAGGTAAAACGCGGCAGGCGCCGGATGATGTGAAAAAGGACCTGCTGCTGCTGGCGCTTGGGGACGTTGTGCATCTCCAGTATCCAGGGGACGTAACGGGTAAGGTCCTGTTTCGTCTCGATCGGTCCGAAGCAGGCAAAGTCCATGTGCCGGGCATAGTCGAAACCGAAGGAGTGATGCAGCTCCGGATCGAGCGCTGCCAACAGCGGGTCGATGTTGGAAACAATCCAGTCGGCGCACCAGGCGTCGCGTTCCTCGACCGGCCGCAGCCCGAAGGCCGTGTCCAGGGTAAGCCGGGCAATGGGCCGCGCCTCGCGCATGCAGGATTCGATCACCACGCCCGGAATGGCGATGCCGGAGCCTTCGCGGGCTATGGCGTCCAGTTCCTCGGCCATGGCGTCCTTGTTGGCGCCGTAGGAGCCGCGGATACGGTTGTACCAGGTGCGCTTGCGCTCCTCGGTCGGCTCCCACTTGCGCATCATGCACACCCTCTCGAACAGGCCGGCGGCAACGGCATCATCGAACGTGCACCGGAACACCTGGAACGGGTTGATGCCGGCGTGGGCGTCCCGAATGAGCTGGTTGAACGGGTTGCGGTCGCCGTTGTGGGTGCTGATCACCCGGATCTTGCCGCCCCAGATCAGGAGTGCGTTGCAGGCGTCGACCACGGCCTGAACGTTCTTGTGAAACGCCGCCTCGTCGATGATGACTATCCCCTGCAGACCGCGAATATTGGCCGGGTTCGAGGAGAGGGCCACGATCTGGAAGCCGCTGGCGAAGCGGATGCGGTAGGAGGTGATCTGGCGGGAGCTGCCATCATCCTGCTGGTCCTCGAAGAGAAACACCTCGATGCCCATGAAGCCATCGGCCATGGCGGCTGCCATGGTTTTGGCCATGTGGGCGCAGTAGCCGATAAACTCCAGGCCCTTTTCCTTGGTGTCGCCGATGTAGTAGACGTTGTCGCCGCCGGCATCGGCGGACGACGCGGCGATGATGGTGGAGTCGAGCGCGGTGGCGTAGGTGATGCCGGTACGGCGCCCCTTCTCGGCAATCATCAGGTCGTATTCGTGACACATCCTGATCCATTCCCGCTGCGGGTCCATGAGGACTCCGGTCGCCAGGGGGTTATGGTTTGCCGGTATGCGGCGCACCCGTGGCGGCAGCTCATCGAATGAGAGGATGCGCTGCACGTCCCCCGGAAGGGGTATGGGGAGTTCGGCGGTCATTGACCTACCCCGAGAACCATGCCGCGCCAGAAGTCAACCTGGTCCTGGCTGAGACCTTTCTGCTTGGCCGCCTTCTCCACCGCCTCGGCGGCGTCGGTGAGCGCCTTTTTCCTCGCATCGGACACGTACTTCTTCACGTCGATGGATGCCTTGGCCAGGTTGCTGATGGCGCGGGCGAGCTTGGCGAGGATCTCGCCGTTGACGTCATCCGGATCGACTTCCAGGAGCAGGTTGAAGAGCCGTTCCTGGCAGAGCCCGGTGAGCGCCTCCAGCATGGTGCCGTCGTTTTCCCCAACAGCCGCGGCGACGGTGCGGGCGCTTTCCGTGGCCAGCTTGAGGGCCTTGAGGCGCGGCTCCAGGTCGCTGGCATGGTAGCGCTGCAGGGCGGAGTCGGAGATCTTGAACCCCTTGTCGCGGAGCGCCTTCTCCAGGGCATTGAACTGCTGGCCGCCGTTGCCTGCCAGGGTTTCATCGAGCCAGGCGCGGACACCCTCGGGGAGGGCGTATACCTTGGACTTGGGGGGCATCAGGAGTACACCGCCGGACGGGCAATGCCGGGATCGCAGTCGACCGTGTATTCGCGCACGTCGACGCCGTAGCGGGTCAGGTCGCAGTGCCAGCGGCCGGACGGCTCCTTGCGGATGGCCACCAGCTTGCGGTCGGCGAGGTAATCCAGCTCGCGGCGCAGTTCCAGGTGGGTCGCGTCGGGGTAGTACCCCTGCACGGTCAGCAGCACCAGTTCCTCGTAACAGCCCAGCGGCCGGCTGTTGTCGAGGGCGATAAGGATGATCCAGCGCATGTATTCGCGGCGGAGCTTGGCGGTGTTATGCATGGGGAATCACTCCTTTGAGTTGGGCGTTCTCGATCTTGAGGGCAACGCCGTCCAGCTTTGCCTCGATGATGGTCTGGTTGCGGATGAAGTCCTCGCGGCGGACATATTCCAGGGGAAGATCCGCTTTCCAGTTGAGGAAGCGCCGCTCCAGCTCGATCAACTGGCCGCTGTTCTTGGCCTCTTCGTTGATGTGCTGTTTCAGGGTCTCGTGAATGGCGTCGTCACCGGCCTTGGCAGCCTCCTTGAGGGAGGTGAAGCGGTCATCGAGGCGGCGATCTATCTGGTGGAGCAGCAGCCTTGCCCCGGCGAAAACGGCGCCGAAAAACGCCAGTAACAACAGGATCAATTGCCAGAATTGCAGCGATACGTTCACGAAACCCTCCTGTGCATCATTTCCCACTCCTCTTGGCATCTGAAACATTTGGCGACGCCAGGTACCGCCTTGCGCCTGGCTTCGGGAATCGGCTCCTCGCAGACGGCACAGATGCTCAGGCTCTCCCCGGCGGGACGGTGGCGGAAGTGCTCCGCCAGAGCGTCCAGCTGGTGCTGCTCGTTGATTTCCTGGATGCGGTCCATGTCGTCAGGCATCAGTTATGCTCCGAACGTCAACTCGGGCCAGTCCTTGGACTTGCTCTCTTCAAGCGCCTGGGCCAGCTGCTCGGCGGTCAGGTCGGCGTTCATGGTGGCGATCAGCTTGGCGACCTCAATGGCACCCTTCTCTACGACGGGAATAAGAATCTGGGCGAGGGCAATAATCTGTTCGGTGGTCAGTTTCACTTGGCACCTCCGAGCAGGCCGTACTGGCTGGAGAACAGCAGCACGTCGTCAAAGATGTCGCGGAATATCGCCTGGTCGCGCATGTAGTTGCGCCATGCGTCGGGGCCTTTTGCCAGCAGGACGGCCCGGAGGGAATCTGCGGCCAGGTCATAGGCGGGCTGGGCTTTCTGGTAATAATTGGCCAGGGCCATGCAGACTGCAGGGGCAATGGACCTTTGCCGGCACATTTCATCGCCTGCCGTGGCTGCGGTGATGATGGTGGCCTTCATCGCCAGGAGGCTCTTGCCGGCAACCACTTCCGGCGGATCGGTCTTCATGGTGGCACAGGCGGTCATGGCAAGACCCAGGGCGAGGCCGGCAAGTACAGCGAGCAGTCCTGGCCGGACAAATCCTTTTTCATCGCCTGCCGGGCTGTAAGGCTTCAACGCCTCGCCGGCTATTATGGTTGCACCCGCGGCCACGGGAGAGAGAAGGTCATTCTTGCGGGCGCTGCCGAAGCTGCTCCCCAGGTAATAGCCGACGGCTATGGAGGCGAAGTTGATCAGGGCGATGAATCCCTGGTTAAACAGATCTTTGTTGGCAGTCTTGATCTCGAAGGCCCCGAGGAAGAAAAAGACGGCCAGGAATCCGAAAAAAGCGCTAAGAGCTAATGTGGCGGCTATACCGTTCTTACTGTTTCGCATACGTTCCTCCATGCGCCGGAGCGCGGTTATTAGGCCTCTATGACTGCGGCGCGAAGGGCGGATTCGATGGTGACAGCGTTCCTGGCGATCTTTTCGGCGCAGTCGAGACTGTTGATGATGCGGCGGGCCTCGTCGTATTTGCAGACATCATCATGAATGTACTTGCGCAGCCCTACGCCGGTGAACGCCCCCTTGCGCATGCCGTAGGACATGGCGCAGTAGGCTATTTCCGGATCCAGCAGGTTGTCCGGGTCGGTGCCATCATTCGCCTGATCGCCGACCGTGAGGTCGAACTTCCGACCGTGCTTGGCTTCCCACTTGGAAATGACTTTCGGGTATTCCTTCGGCAGCGCCTTTTCCAGCATCTCGTAATTATTCTCCCCGGTAACCTGGGCGAAGGCGCGACCGGCGTAATCGGCCCCCTCCTCGGGGGTGTCGTTGCCCAGCTCTTTCCCGACGCGGGTCTGGGAGCCGTAGCGCTTGATGAAGTAGGAGCGGTCGCCGTATTCGTGGATAGGGCGAAAGGTGCCGGCGGTCTCGTGGTGCGTGGTGGAAAGCATGTACGCGCCATGGCGGATGTCGGTGACATGGCTATCCGCCTCCAGGCAGCCGAGGAGGTAATCGAGCCCTTCCCGTGCGTTGGGGGAGAGCATCCCCATCGGTCCCTGGTAGGCAAAGAAGAAGCGTTCGCGGTCGATCCTGTTCATCTGCTGGTCTCCTGAAACTGGCGGGGAGGTGATTCTCCCCGCCCTCCTGCTATGCGCCGATGATCCGGCAAACGTGCGGCCACTTATGCTGACGGCCTTCCTGGGGTATTGAATCTGATGGTGCCCCCCGGCGGCTTGACGAGTTCCGTCCGGGGGGCGTTTGCAAAGGAGAAAACATGGTCGCAGGATAAAAAAAAACACGCCGGCTGGCGTGTGTGATTGGTGGCAAATGATAGAGTTTATAAGGGGTTAATGGGGTTTTGCGGGGGGAATTTGTCTTTTTCTATATCCCGAACATGGCGGGGTTGTCAAATCAATCGGCGAAAAGCGCCAGCTGGTCGGGGTCGCT